AGCTAGGTCTACAGCTTTACCTTCCATGTGCTTAGAGTACTTAACTTTAGTAGCCCCTTTCTTTAACAACTCTTTCTGTCTTTCGCCTGTACGTAAACCTTCTATTATAGTAACATCCATAATTTTAATAAGCTCATTAAGAACATCAACTAGTCTAGTATCTACACCTTCTAATCTTTTTTTACTTGTCCTACCAAACCTAGGCATTATGCTCTCCTTACTTTCTTTGCAACTGATTTACTATATTTAGCTTTTTGCTTTCCCTTTGCAGTAGCTCTTTTCTTAGCTCTGTTAGTACTTGCTTTTTGAGAAGGACTGAGGCTTTTTCTAACTGACTCAGGTAAGTAACGACCACGTTTCTTCTTAGGTTTTTTCTTATCACCTTTACTAACATAGTCCCACTTCTGCTTGCCCCACTTAGTCAAACTATTACTAGATGACTTAGCTCCTTTATATCCACCACCTGCTTTTTTATATCTTGCAGTAGCTAGTTGAGCTTTACGTGCAGACCATTGTCCTTTTCTTCCACCTTTAGTACCAGACTTAACAGAAGAAACAATTCGTTTCCATAATGCTGGTTTTGTTTTTGTAGCTGACGCCATTATTTCTTTTTAGGCTTAGAGTGTTTCATTTGTACTTTGAACCCAGCAGTAAGGCTAGCACCCTTGTGAGGTTTAAATGCACCACTATGCTTCATTAATTTAAGACCCTTACCTGACTTCATCCAATGATAACCGGCAGGAGCTTTAACTTTTTTATTCATATTACCACTTCACCTTATCCGCCCAATAAGCAGCAGACATTTTACCCTTAGCTATATTCTTACCATGTCTTGCTTTGAACGACTTTCTTTTCATTTTCATTCTTCTGGATTCACCAGCTTTTGGTTTACCTGCTGTACTAGCACCCTTCTGACCAAACCTAATTGTTTTAATCTTAGACCCTTCCTTAGCCACAACAATATGACTTTTCTTAGGATGTCCCGGGGTACGCTTAGGCTTGTTAAATCCAGATACTCCAGCTCTTTTTAATCTAGGGTCTTTCTTGACAGGCATACTACTTACCCTTCATTAATCCAATAACTAAGTCTTGGATAACTTCTACTAATTCTTTAAACATCTTCCCTTCTTTTTCTTCCTTAACAAAAGGTATATTGATTTTATCGTTTAACATCTCAGCCATCTTATCAGAAAAATCATCTGATGCTATGTGACCTATTGCCTGCTCTTGTACTATTTCAGCTTGCTCTTCAGCCAACTTAATTAACATTGTTTTAATATCCATTATGATTCCTTTGTTTTTTTAATTTTATAATATAAATATATTATATTCATTATTCCAATTATAATACCTAATACGTATGGTAGTAAATCCATAAAGAGTAAAGCACCACTACCTACACTACCTACAGAAACTTTTAGACTATCCATTAATGTCTCCCATTGCCGTTCATTCGTGACATAATACCATCCATTCGTGATAGTTGTTTTTCTAAATCTGATACTGCCTCCATCATCTGTTCATACCTTCTATCTCTTACAGCGTCTGACTCATTCCATCTACTAATTAATTTGATTATCATTCCTTCCATATTGTTAATACTTTCAGATTGACCTTTGTTCTCTACTTCTAACTCTTTCAAAGACTCTTGTTGAGACTCTGACTTCTTTGACAATGACATAACTAAATAAACAAGCAATGCTCCACATATACCTATCATTCCTGCTTCGCCATATATTGCCATCATGTCCATTACTTCCTCCGCTTTTTACCCCAACCCAAGGGATTGATGTTTATTTCTTTTTCATAAAACTTTACTTTCTCTGCCAACTCTTCTCGTTCAATCCTTTCTTCCACGATATGTTTATCAAGTAAATTCCCAATGCGTTTATCTGCATCAGCAAGGCTAGTTTCAAGTGTACCCAATCTAGTCTCAATCCTATAGTAACCATAGACGAGAGTCCCCACAAGAATAAGAATTTGCCCAAACCACTTAAGGTTAATACTGACAATAGCATTGTCGTCCACAACACTACCTCTATAACTCCTAGCTGTTTTGACATCTTCACTCATTTCCTCTTAACTATTTCCCATCTGTTGTGGGTAAAACACCACATATCTCTATTAAGCCTTATATTATCTGAGTAAAAATGTGATGTAGAATCTTGGTCTACCACCTCAACAAATGTATACATTGGATTTTCCATATCTGCATCAATCCCCATAACCGTCCAACCGTTTGAACAACTACTTAACATAAGTGTAGTAAATATTAATATTATAACTCGTATCATAAACAACTTCAAAGTCTCCTGTTTTTAGTTTTTTAATTTTAAAATCTTTTTTATTTTTTCTTTTATCCATGACCATGCTCCAGTTTTCTTGTTTGCATTCCTGAATCTATTCTTTAACCTTTCGGTTCTTCTTATCCTCTGTAAGCTATGCATACTGCTGTTGAGTCTGTGTGATTTACTATACCATTAAAGTTACCATATAGTATTTCACCGGGTATTAAATTAACAAAAGCATCTATATTGTCTCCAACATTAGAAGTAACTTTTATTTTTAAAAACTCAGTAGTACCACTAGAGTCTTTTCCTAAAGCTTGTATTGCAATCCAAGAACCAGTATCTGGATTAACAACAGTAGTATTGTGTTCAGCTATTACATCAAAGCCATTTTGACCTATTAATAGATTAGCCGCTTCTTTCTCTGTATACTTATATAAAGACATTTTATTTTCCTATATTACCATCCATAAAGCCATTGCTGTCTCTACAAATATATCTGATAAAGTATTATAAGCCCACTTTTCTTTAGTCCCGTAAGGCTTGTAATTCTCTATAATCCACTCGAAAATCTCCCAAGCGATACCAAGTATCAATACTCCAAGAACACACCATAAATCGCTAAATCCACACCATTGAAATATCTTGCAAAAGAATGCGCCTGCTCCAATATGGTAAGAAGTCCATCCATCTAATTGACCTGTTCTTGTTTGCCAAGATACTAATGTTGCTAAAGGGTTTTTCATAATTTTGTTATTACATGGTTTACTAGTTTATGCTTACCGATAATCACCCTACCATTACTAGTGGTATGTTTATCTTCACACTTACTAACATATAATTCTTCTATTGTTTCCCAACTATTACTTCTTCTTTCTACTTCGCCATCTATAGTTAAGAAGTATTTATATGATGAAGGGTATGTCAGGGTCTCAGTTGTACCATCTGGGTAACTCTTTGTACGAGTAGCACCGGGAGTAGTATTCCTGTATACCTTAATATCATGACCCTGAGCACACCTTCGAATCAACATTAAGCTACTTCTACCCCTTCAGGTTTAGCTAATGATTCTCTAAGCATATTAATGAACGCTTCCTTACCAACAGATAACTGGTCAGCCATAAACTGATTGCTGTTCTGTTTGTTCTGAATGTCGTTAATATGATTTACCATCATCTTTTGCTCATCAGTCATATCCTCAATGATATACTCTTTATCATCTAGGTTCAAGACTGGCTTCTTTTCTTTTTTTGCCATTATTGACTCCTTGTTTGTTAAGATTTACTTGCTTCGTATGCTTCTTTTACTGCATCTGTCCATAAAGCACCAGCTAGTGCCTGTAATTCAGTAGACTCACCACTTACATCCATATCAGGTGTAAATACTTTTCTATGATATGAAAATGACAATTCTTTTCCATCTTCTATAATTGAAGTTTTAGTGCGCATATTAATATGTTTATACTCTGTTCTAACTTCGTAATCGTCTGATACTACTTTGCTTAAAGCCATTTTAACTCCTTGTTATTCATTCCACTTAATTATCCAATTAAGCCGTTATAAAACTAATACTAACATATACAGTCGTTGATGTTGTTGGTACTGGGTCTCCACTTAAATCAAAAGTTTTTAAATTTGCTGAGGCTGAATTATTATCAAATTGAAAAGTTCCAGTCCCATTGTCTCCACTCGCAAATCCAATCATTCTAGCTAGTCCAGCTCCTCTGTCTGCATTATCAGTTTTACTATTATTACTAGTAAAAGGTAGATTAATTGAAAACGAACCTGAAGGACTACTTATTGCACTTACTGCAAACTCACCTTGAACATGACAAACTTGTCCAATCTTTGTGTATGCTAGTCTGTTTTGCGCCCCAGCAACAGTTGCAGTTCCACTACCCATTGTAATCGCAACATCATAATCACCTTCCTCATAATCATCTAAAGTATTGGCATCTGAACTTGGAACTTGAGTACCCGGGAAAGTAATTTGACCACCATCAAGGTATAAATCTCCACCTGACCTAATTCTAGCTTTAATACTATCACCACCAGTACCACCAACTCTGAATTGAATTTGTTCATTATTATGACTGTAGACTATTTTACCTGCGTCTACACTATCTCTGAATACAATAGCTTGCTCACTTGTCTGTCCGGGTGCTATATAAACATCAGTTACACTAGAATTTCCAAGAGTTACTGAGTTATCTGCTACACCAGTTGCACCTTGCCCTATTACTATTTGGTTTGTTGAACCTGAAGCACTTACATCTGCACTAGCACCAAGAATTGTATTAGACGAACCAGTCGTTATTGCATCTCCAGCTTCCATACCAACTGCTACGTTGTTATCTCCTTGAGTGACTGCACCTAAACTAGCATATCCTA